GTCTTCGAGTCTGGTGATGTACAAGACATGTGTGGTGAAGATGTTTCTTTCTGTCTCGATGCGAAAGAAGCAGGATATGAGATATGGTGTGATCCAAAGATTCGTGTTGGACATGAGAAAACTCGTGTGATCTAGTATGGCAGACCGTTTATACAAAGTAATGGAACTGGGTACTAATGGTTGGGGGATCCCTGATGAAAAAAGGGATCAACACCTCACCAAGGAACAAGCCGTGGAGAGATTGAACTTTTATATCAATGAAGGTGTCTCTCCAACTAGGTTAAGATCATCTCCAGAGTAAAATTTCGGCGTAAAACAAACCGAAAAAACGGCGTCGTTTTCCTCTAAATTATAAATAGAGGGAGACAAAGAAAAATGGAGTAGTAATGGCAGATTCAGATCCAACTAAGTCACCACATAATGTAGTAAGTGCTGGTTTTGCTAGTGGTAGTGTTAAAGGACAGTATGATGTGAGCCAACAAGCACGCAAAAAAGCTGCTGCCACCAATAATAACGCACAATCTCCGCTAGCTTCAGGTTGATAAAAACCAAATATCATTCAAACGCCTTTGGGTTCCTTACCTAAAGGTGTTTTTTTGTCGCTAAATAGATTATGATATACCTTTTTACTAAGGAAATGCATAACGATCATATCAAAATTGACTATATTAGCTCTAATAGAAGGGATTTGCTAGACAAACCCGAAGAATCTGACGATTTATTGCGTGAAGTTGTAGGAGATTTCCTCCATGATACAAAAAGAAAGCAAAAGTTGACAGAAAATGCTGAAAGTTAACCAATCGCTAACTGTAAGTCAGGCTTTTAAAGATATTAGTCTGTCATTCACCCGCCATCCTGTGACGGATGACATTGGCGTGTTTACAAATGAGTCTGCAATTAAAAGATCTGTGACTAATTTAGTGCGAACTAGGATTGGGGAACGATTTTATAATCCATTATTGGGTAGTACAATTGAAGATTCTCTATTTGAACAGGCAGATCCTGATAATGCTTTAGTTCTTGAGGATGATATACAACTTTTACTTGATAACTTTGAACCTAGAATAAAAAATACGGATATATCTGTCGTATATCCACTAGATACTAATGAATTGACCATTGTAATTAAGTATGACGTTGTGGGATTACCATTCCCAAGGCAAAATATAGAATTTATTCTTCAATCAACTAGAATATAATGTCATTTAACCAGTTTACAAACCTAGATTTCGCTGATCTAAGGGCCCAAATTAAAGATTATCTGCGTGTTAATAGTGATTTCGCTGATTTTGACTTTGAGGGGTCTAACTTTTCAACGTTAATTGACCTTCTAGCGTATAACTCTTACATTACTGCCTACAATACGAACATGGCAGTCAATGAATGTTTCCTTGATAGTGCAACTTTACGAGAAAATGTAGTTTCACTAGCAAGAAATATTGGTTATGTACCTCGATCATCTCGGTCTGCACAAGCTGTTGTTAATTTCAGTGTAGATTTGGGTACAAATGACACAAAAATTGTAACTTTAAAGGCGGGACAGGTAGCATTAGGTACTCAACAAGGTAGTGCATACATATTTTCCATTCCAGATGACTTCGTTGCTACAACTGGTGAGAATAATATTGCTAATTTCTCCAATTTGACAATTTATGAAGGTGTTTATCTTACAAAATCCTTCCAAATTGATTATTCTCAACCAAATCAACGTTTTATTCTGCCAAATGCGAATATTGACACTACTTCTATTCGTGTTACGGTTAAATCGACAACAAATGAGATTTACGAGTTATATAACAACATTTTAAGAGTAGATTCTACTTCCAAACTGTTCCTAATCCAAGAAATTGAGGATGAGCAGTATGAGATTCTCTTTGGAGACGGAATTATTGGTAAAAAACCGCCTGCTGGAGCAATTATTGAAGTTACTTACATTGTAACAAACGGAGCATTAGGAAATAACGCTAGAAACTTCTCATTTGTGGGAATTTTGAAGGATGATACCAATAGTACAATCACTGGTGGTATTTCACTTCTAACAACAACTCAAAAATCGGAACAAGGCGATAATATTGAAGATGTAAGTACTATTAAATATCTTGCACCTCGTATATACTCGTCACAGTATCGTGCCGTGACCGCCAATGATTATACAGGGATAATTCCATTCGTATACCCTAACGTTGAGTCTGTGACCGCCTACGGTGGGGAAGAACTCGATCCTCCTGAGTATGGAAAGGTCTTTATCTCAGTAAAACCTAAAAATGGTTCATTCTTATCACAAATTACTAAGGATGATATTTCTAGGCAGTTAAAACAATATTCTATTGCTGGAATCAAACCAGAAATTATTGATCTTAAGTATCTCTTCGTTGAAGTTGATACTGCAGTCTATTATAACACTAACGCAACATCAGATGCTACTGAATTGCTTAGTGCAGTAACAAAAACTTTAACAACTTACTCCTCGTCATCAGATATTAATGATTTTGGTGGTAGATTCAAGTATAGTAAAGTTGTTGGATTGATAGATGACTCTGCAAGGGGTGTTACATCTAACATCACAAGGGTTAAGATGAGAAGAGATATAACGCCTGAACTCAATACTTTCGCAACTTATGAACTTTGCTATGGTAATGGTTTTTATCAACAGTGTGGAGGATATGGAGTACGTTCATCTGGATTTACCGTAAATGGTATTGATGGAACTCTTTATCTTGGCGATGTTCCTACGGATGGAACAACTGTAGGAAAGATTGTATTCTTCAAATTAGTTAATAACCTTCCATTGGTTGTTAAAAATGATGCTGGTACAATTGATTACACTCACGGAGAGCTTATTTTAGATGTGGTAAATATAACAGGTACTTCATTATCAAGCGGGGTTATTGAAATCGAAACTATTCCCGAATCTAATGATGTTATCGCTTTAAAAGATTTGTATTTACAATTAGACGTTTCAAACAGTACTGTTAAGGCGTTACCAGACGTTGTTTCTTCTGGTGAAAATACATCTGCTACATCATACGTCAAAACCTCTAGCTATGCTAGCGAAACAATCTATACACGATAAATGACGGATATCAAAAGAGTAAAAGTCTCTCATGTAATAGAGTCGCAGATTCCTGAGTTTTTAAACCAAGAATCACCTTTATTCAAGAGTTTCTTAAACCAATATTACGAATCCCAAGAACATCAATCTGGTGTAGTCGATCTGGCAAACAATCTGCCAGAGTATAGAAAAATTGGTGCCTTTAATGCGGAGACATTAGTACCAGCAACAACATTGACACTGGCATGTTTTGCTGGTGATTCTACTATTGAAGTAACATCAACTACTGGTTGGCCTGATACTTATGGTCTACTAAAGATTGATAATGAAGTAATTACATATACATCGAAAACAGCTACAACATTTGAAGGTTGTGCAAGGGGTTTTAGTGGAATAGATCAGATATCGAAAGAAGATGCTGCAGAGTTCTTAAATTTTGTAGAAACAGATGCTGCATCACATGTAACAGGTTCTGTAGTAACTAATTTAAGTAATCTCTTCTTACAGGAATTCTTTACTAAGTTTAAGACAGAATTTCTTCCTGGCTTTGAGAATAGATCGTTTATATCTGGAACATCAGTTACTAATGTTCTAACAAGGGCAAAAGACTTCTATATGTCGAAGGGAACTGATGCATCATATCAGATCCTATTCAAACTTCTTTATGGTGAAGAAATTGAACTTATCAAACCAATTGATAAAACCTTAGTTGCTTCTGATAACGTATATTTTAAGACTAAACATGTTCTTTTAGAAAATCTGTTTGGTGGTCAACCATTAGAAACTGTTGGTAACTTCTTATATCAAGATGTTGCTGGTATCGGAACTGTCAGTGCTTCAATTTACAATGTTGAGTACAGACCAATAAATCAAACTGATTTCTACGAGATATCTCTTGACTCTACATCATTTGATGGTAGTTTCCAAGTGCCTGGTAAAACAAAGGCATTAGAATTGACTGATGCTCAATCCACTACTCTTGTTGTAGACTCTACAGTTGGATTTGGACAAAGTGGTACTCTATTGGTAAAACCAAGAAAAGGTGCTAACTTCCTAAACCTAAGATATACTGATAAAACTATAAACCAATTCTTAGGAGTAAGTGGTATCACTACCTCTTTAGTTTTTGGTGCAGATATACTTGAAAATAAACTTGCATATGCTTATGCTGGGTATGGTCAGACATCAAGACTTGATTTTAGACTTGTAAATGTTATTGATCAGGTAGATTCATCTAAATCTACAAATATGCAACTTGGCGATAGTCTTAAGTTGCTTTCATTCGGTAAGGATATGGGTGAAAGTCCCAAATTCAATAACTGGATCTATAATGTGCCTTCTAGTCACAATATTGCGACTATTAATCAAGTAAACGTTAATACTTACAGAATTAACCTATATGATTCTTGTGTTTTCTATATTGATGAAATTCTTAAGTTGAAAAATGATGTTGGAGATGCTGTAGACATTACCATTAAACTAATTGAGTATGATTCAACCAATGTAGCACAAATATATTCAAATACTATCGTTGTTCAGACAACTGGTACAGTTCCTGTTAATCCAAGTGTCATTACAAAGACAGTTACTAAGGCATCTCATAATTCCAACTACTTTACAGGAGTAGATAACTTCCCAGTTGGTATTCAGAATAGTTATCTTGATAAGGAAGAGAAATATTTTTATGTAGCCTCATCTGGTCTACCAAATTACCCTATTTTTGCAACTGACAATAAGGTATGGGTTAAGAGTAGTTCTGTAGAGGTCGCAGATGGGTTTGGCACACCTTTATTGGGTGGTGGCTATACATATACTATAAAATCATCCGACCCCCTCGCCAATACCCCTTTAAACCACAACTATGTAACTGGAGATAAAATCTATTGGGATAACACTACCAATAGTGGAATTGCTAGTGGTATCTACTTTGTAACTAGTGTCAACCAAAGTGAATTTTATCTTTCATTCAGTGGTTCTGATGTATTCGCTAAAAAGTACATTGCTTTAAAAACAAATACAACTGGTCAATACATCTATAAGTCTGGATGGGAAAGCAAAACACTAAAGAATCAAAAGATCCTTAGAAAGTATCCATTCATAAAAGAAAAGACATTATTTGATGATCCAAACAAGAGAGAAGTTAATAATAGAGCTATAGGATTGATGGCAAATGGTGTTGAACTGTTTCCACCTACTGTTTTTGATGAACAGATCTTCCACGGTGATATTACTGCTGTAAAAGTAACAAATCCAGGCGAAGGTTATGATGTTATAACGGGGCCACCTTTAATAATTAACGATCAACAGGGTTCTGGTGCTCTTGGACACGCTAACATTTCTGGATCATTCAGAGAAGTTAAATTAGTTACTCCTGGCATTGGATATCAAGAAAAACCAAAGATTACTGTAGAAGGTGGTAATGGTACTGGTGCTGTTTTGGAATCTAACCTTGTAAGAGGTAGAATTGTAGCGAATTTTAAGGCAGATGGAACATCAGTTAATACTACAGATGAATCGGTCACATTCGAGACTAGACACAACTTTGAAGTTGGTGAAGGTGTTGTTTATGACGCTAGAGGTAATACACCTATAGTTAACGTTGTTAGTGGATCTACCTATTTTGTTGGGCCAGTAACTGATAAGAGAATTAAGTTATACAATAGTCCAGAAGACGCTAAAGTTGGAGTTAACACTGTTAACTTAGGAAATATCAGTTTTGGTTTCCATAAATTCACCTCAGTCAACGCCAAAAACACTATAACCAGAATTTACGTTAAAGAACAAGGTTCTGGTTATTCAAATAAGAAGATTATTATTCAGGCACGACCAACTAACGGTGATGTGCAGTCAGGTATTAGTACATCTGATGATTACATCCTTGCATATAACCACAACTTTAATAATGGTGAAATTGTCGAGTATTCTACAGATGGCACTGTCGCCAATGGTCTTTCAACCACTACACAATATGCTGTTAAGACAATTGACTCAGATAGGTTCAGACTATGTGATGTTGGTGTTTCAACACAGAGAGACCTTACGAATTATGACAAAAATAAAACCGCTATAATTCGTGGGCTGGGCACTGGTAAACATACTATAAAATACCCACCTATAGTGGTAAAGGTAGAGAGTTTATCTGCTATTGGTAGTACTACTGTAATTAAACCAGATATTTCTCCTTTAGTTCTTGGATCTATTGAAAGTGTGTATTTGGAAGAAGGTGGAGTTGGTTATGGTTGTACTAATATCATGGACTTCCAAAGAAGACCCGATGTTGGTATATCTACCGTTGTATATCAAGCATTATTAAAACCAATCATTATTGATGGTTCTATTGTAGATGTTCAGATTCTTGCTTCTGGTCAAGGATATAGGGAAGATTCTGATATTGTCATTTACAGTCCAACAGGAGATTTTGCTGATATTAGACCTATTATTAGTTCCAATAAGATAGTAGGAGTTCAAGTACTTGATGGTGGCGTTGGATATGCTTCTAGTAATACTACTCTGGATTTACAGAACAGAGGTAAATCTGCTAAGTTTATTGCCAACATTAGAGAATGGAAACTCAATCAAGTTCAAAAGAATGAAAATATAATCAGTGTAGAAGACTCCATTTTAACTAAGCCAAGTACAAACCCTGAATATCAATTACAAACGATAGGAATGTATCCTCCACAGAAGTTGAGATATCAACTTGGAGATAATATTGATTCTGGTAACTTAGAAACACCTAATGCTTTCCACTCACCAGTACTGGGATATGCTTATGATGGTAATCCAATTTATGGCCCATATGGTTATCAGAATGCTGTTGGTGGTGCCGTTATTAGATTGAGTAGTGGTTATATCCTTGATACTAGTCTTAAATCGGGTTTAAGACCTCCTGGCTTTGCATTTGGATACTTTGTTAATGATTATGTTTTCGATAACTCTGGTGACCTAGATGAACATGGTGGAAGGTACTGTGTTACACCACAATACCCAGATGGAACGTATGCATACTTCTACAGTGTTGATGTTGACTCTAGTGGTGTTGCTAAACCTAAGTTCCCATACATGATTGGTGGTTCATTTAAGGACACTCCAGTAGAAGAAAACTTTGTTACTTTCTTCAACCAAGATATTGATGTTGCATCTAGACAACTTACTAGAAACATATCACCATATTATCTAACATATGGTAATTCCGATTATGAATTAATTGATGATGTCAAGGATGCCCTAAAACAGGAATTTGAAGTCAAGAAAACAAAGAGTGCTGGAATAACTTCTGTAACTGTTTTTGCAAGAGGTGATGGTTATAAGGTAGATGATTCCCTTACATTAGATAATAGAGGCACTGATGGAACTGGTGCAAGCATTGTTGTAAGTGAAATTCTTGGTAAAGGAGTTGAAACTGTTGAGATTGGTATTACTACATTCCCAGGCACTGAACTAAGAAAAGATAAAGGATTAATTGTTGGTATAACAACTATTCCACATGAGATAGCAAGTGGAGAAACTGTTGTTTTGAGTGGTATCGACACTTCTCAATTTACAGAATTTAATGGGCCACAAAAGGTTACTGTTATTGGCAGAACTGTTGGATTAACAACATTCTTGAATAACGTTGCCACGACTGGGGTTTCAACCCACATATATGTAACAGATACAAGAGGTTTTAAACCAAGTGACCATATTGGTATTGGTACAGAAACATTCTTAGTTACTAATGTTGATGTTCAATTCTCTAGGTTATTTGTAAACAGAGAGAATTATGTTGGTGCTGCAATGACACATGCAGCTGGAATGAACAATGTTATATTGCAACCAAAGGAATTTTCATTCCCACTTGGCGCTTCAACAGTAACTCAGTTTACTTTTGAGAATTATCAAACCTTCTTTAACCCAAAGGAAACTGTTGGTGTTGGTTCAACAGGAACACATTATGATATAACTCTTACTGGTTTAAGTACTGCTGCTGTACAGACTGTAGAAAATAGGTTTGTACCTCAACAAAGAATATACATTAAAGGACATAGATTCTTTACTGGCCAAAACCTAACTTACAATATGGGTATTGGTGGAACTTCTCTTGTTTGGTCACAAACTAGTGCTGGTGCAACTTCTGGTGTAGGTACAGTAGTTCTTCCTGATGGAGATGTTTGGGCAATTAACTTTGAACCAGATTATATTGGATTGTCTACTGTTGGATTCCCATCTGCCTCTGATGCCATATGGTTCTACACTCCTGCTTCCAATGCTGGGTTTGCACATTCATTAACAACCAAGTATCCTAAAGTAACTACAAAGATAGAAAGATTCTATGGAGAGGTTGGATGTTCAACTGCTCATGGACTTTTAACTGGTGATGAAATTACTTTAGACGCATTGCCTAAGTCTGCTGAGTCAGTTGCCTTTAGATATGACCCTGTTATTGCAAAAGTAACTACAAAGAAAGTAGGATTTGCTGTTACTGATTTCTCTCCAGATTTAACTCAAATAAACATTGCTGATGATGATCTACAGAGTGGGGATAAGGTAGTTTATTATGATAGTGGAAATACTATTACTGGATTAACAAATAATGAAACTTATTTCATTCTTAGGGAAGATACTGAGTCTATAAAACTTTGTAAATATAAGTCTGATGTTGAAAATTCCAATCCTGTAGCAATAACAACAGTAAGTGCATCTCAAGCAGGTAATCAGAGTTTTATTGCTAAGATCAATCCACCTTTAACCTTTACAAACGGAAATACAATTACCTTTGATGTTTCTGATCCAACTCTCTTGGATATGAGACTAGATTTCTTTGAAGATATTACATTCAATTCAAGACTTGATGTTTATGGTTCAACCGCTGCTGGATTTAATATTCTAAGAAATGGTGTGAGTGGAAATGCAGATGCCACTGTAGTTATTAGAACAGATATTCCATGGCCAATTAAAACATTCTATGATTTGACTCCTGTTGTTCCTTCAGATGCAAGAAAGACATATGGATCATCTGATACTGATGTTACTGGAAGAAACAACATAACATTCAGAAATATCGTTATAAAGAACAAACACAAGGTCATAAGAAGTAATGATACTGATTTTACGTTTAATTTAATTGATAAACCTTTAGATTCTCAAAGATATGTTTCTAGAACGGGTGTAAGTACTATCACATACAGTACAACTTCACCTACTGCTAGAGGGCCTCTTTCTCAGACTAAAATTAACTTCCCAGGCAAAGGATATACCGTTCTACCTAAAGTAATTGGTTTTGCTAGTACTCAAGGTAGGGATGCTATTGTAAAAGTATCTTCTCCCGAAATTGGGCAAATTGACACAATTGAAAGGATAAAAGATGGATTTGATTATCCTACAGATCCTACACTCTTACCATTCTTAAGTGTTCCTGCTATTGTTGATATAAGTGGTATTGCTAGAATAGATCAAATTAAAGTTCTTGATGGCGGTACAAGATATAATCAACCACCCAAACTTCGTGTTCGTGGTAACGATAACGTAAAGATCGCTGCACATGTAGTGGGTGGATCTGTTGATTATGTAGAAGTAGTTGATAATGCTTATGAATTTAAAGAGCCACTAAGCATAATCACAACCAATAATTCCAATGGATATGATATTGATGCGATTACCCATTCAGGTACATACGTTACTGCTGAATTATTACTAGATGCACAGTTTAATATACCAGTAAAAACTGGATTTGCATCTACTGAAACTAAGTTGCCGTTTGCAGTCGGAGATAAAGTATTTGTTGAAGGATGTAGATTAACACCATTATCTTTAACAAATGGGGAAGGTAACTTTAATTCTTCAGAATATGATTACACATTTTACACTGTAACAGGTGTTAGTACTGCTAATGCAACAGTTACTTTCAATATGGGTGATGCTCCTGGCATTTCTACTGTTACTTTAGGTGCTTATAATGATGATTTCACTTTGGGATCCATTGTCAATTACAATGACATGGCTAAGTTCCAAATGACAATCATCGATGATGCCAAGTATGTTTCTGGTGAAAAGGTAACATCTACTAGATTTGAAGGATATGTTTCGGAAAATGGTTGGAATGGCAACATTGGTCAACTTAGACTTAGAGATACTATTGGTAAATTGTTGCCTGGAGATACTCTATATGGTCAAGTTTCTAAGTTATATGGAAATGTAAGAGACGTAAACAGATTTAGCGTTGATACAACTCTTGGTGTTACTAGAGATAAGGTTTCCAAGAATGATATGAATGTCGGTATTCTTAATGATTTCAGTCAAAGATTATCCGATAACTTCTATTATCAGAAGTTCTCATATTCAATTAAGAGTAAGCTTCCACATAATAAGTGGAAAGAATCTGTAAAATCTATTGTTCATCCATCTGGTTTCTTAGAGTTCTCTGATCTCATTGTTGAAAGTAATTCTAAGAAGGATGCTGAAGCATTGGATTTGGTATCTGTTGGTATTGCTAAGTCAACCAACATGAAGGTCAAACCTGCTGATATTAAAATTGATCTTATTTTGAATATTGACAGTGACATCTATATGGGTAAGAGGGATAATTTTGCAATGGTTACTGAAGATGATTCATTACCAGATGGATCTGTACAGAGAATTTACTTCCCTGAAGGCAGACCAATTAAGAGTTTTGTTATGAACAAGACCAATAAGGTCTTGAATTTGGATGATATTTCCAGTGGATTTAATGGTACTCATGATAGAACAGGAACATTGGTTGGAAGTAAACAGTTCCAATTAAGTTCTGGTGGTGTACCTGCCTTTAAGAAATTGTATGATTCTTCTGATGCTGCAGTTGTTGATCTGAATCTTAATATTATTAGTATCCAGAATCATGATTTCCAGACTGGTCAAGCAGTTCTCCTTGATACTCAAGGTGGATCTAAGATTGGTATTGGAACTACATCCCACACAACAGGGACAAAAGATATCATCATGGCTGCCACAACATCTGGTATTGGTGGTAGTGCGATGTTTGAAAATGGATTTAACGTTCAAATTCCAGGCCCTGTAACAGGAACAGCTGTTACTTCCTTCCCAATAGTTGTGTATCGGTGGTATGGATTTGGTAATATTGATGGTGGGTTGCCTGGCATATCAACCAGAGGTTCTGGTGCTAGATTCCAAGTTAAGTTTGACTTTGATCAGACAACAGGAGTTGCAATATCAACTGCAGTTGTATTGACCGTTGGTGGGTCTGGTTATTTTGTTGGTGACAATGTAAGTATTGCTGGAACCCATTTAGGTGGTGCTACCCCTGCAAACGATCTTACATTCCCAGTTACTAAAGTTACTGGTACAAGAACAGGTGTTCAGACATCGTATCTTGATGTTCCATCTACAAATGATGGTTCTGGAAGTGGGGCAAGATTTAACATTACTAGAGATGGTAATTTAGATGTTACTAATATCGGTGTTACAACTGGCGGAACTGGATATGCTTCTACCAATGTCATATCCATTGCAGGTACATATATTGGTGGATCTACACCAACAGACAACATATTCCTTTCTCCTACAGAGTTGGGTACTGATGTTATGCCTGATGAATTGTTTATTCAAAAGGTTGATGACCTTAAGTTCAGAGTTGCTGGATTATCCACATCATTGCCATTTAATTTCGTTGGATTAGGAACAGGAACTCATCTTCTTAAAGTTCAGGATCCAACTAAGAATGCTTTGATTATGATTGACAACATAATTCAAACTCCTATAAAGAATAAGAAGTTAAATATAACAGTGTCAAATGCTCTTGGGGCTGGTGATCAAGGTGTCACAATTTCTGCGGGTATTGGATCATTATCTAAAGGAGATATTGTCAAAGTTAATTCTGAATATCTTAAAGTTAAACAGATTGGTGACACTACATTTGTTCAAGATAGAAAGGCTGTACCACAAAAAATGGTAGATAATAATTTCTATTATGATACCAACAGAATGAACTCAAATGTGACGAGTGCTGATACCACATTGGCAACTCACGATGACAACCCTCCATATTAACTATAAATAAAGAAAAACGTTTTAAATAATGTCTAAACAGGGAATTAGTACTGGTTCTGCTCCGAATGACGGCACGGGTGATACCCTATTGGCAGGAACTATAAAAATTAATAGTAATTTTAGTGAAATTTATGAAACGTTTGGAGACGGTGCTAACCTTTTAAGTTTCGTTTCTTACGCTACTACTGCTGGTTATTCTACTAATTGTGGTATTGCGACGACATCGATTGCTGCTGGAATCGCAAAGAGTGTTGCAGACGATATAAATGTCAATACATCTGGTGTTGTAACATCAAGTTATGCTGATATTGGTAAGATAACCATTCAACAGCCTGGTGCAATTACAGATGGCCCTATTGAGGTTGGAACTGCAGCAACAATGTTCCGAATCAAAGCAGACGGGATGGTCGGCATTGGAACATCACTTCCCACTTCACAACTACAGGTCAAATCATTCTCGAATGAAAAACCTACTATATGGTCAATCACACAAGGTAATGCACATGGGTTGCGAGTATCCGATCAATCTATTACCGATTCAAAGTCATTTGTTGTTGATAAAAACGCATATACTGGAATAGGTTCTACTGCTCCAACTTGTAGACTAGATGTTCAGGGTGATGTTTTAGTCAGTGGTACTAGTACTTTAACGGATCAAGTAAACTTTAACGCAGATATTACAGAGAAAGTTGTAGGTAACTTTAGTGATAATTTGAGTGTAAGTGCAGGCGGTACATTCACAGTTGATGTGAATCAGGGATCGGTTGTTTTGGGTGGATTTACAACTTCTGTTGTTACATGGGATTTCACCAATGTTAGTGGTGCAAATAGCAAAGCAACAACGGTTACCCTTATTAATAATTCTGGAATTGGTTATACATACGGAGATTCAGTAAATGTCAATGGTGCGCCAGTTGCCTCTGGTGTTAAGTGGGTTGGTGGTAATCCTCCACCTGCAACAGCAAATGATGACATATTAACCTTTAGTATTATCAGGGACGGTACTGGTGTTACTAGGGTTTATTGTAGCAGTTCCATTAACATCATATAGAGGAAGTAAAGTAAAATGCCAAGGACTACGCCTGGACAAGGAGCTTTACTAAGACCTACTTTCAACTCTGTATACGGAGTTAGCGATATAGAGGTTTTAGCTGGTGGAGCTGGATACGCAAAAACCAATCCTCCAAAGATAGAAATAGAAGGTACAACATCTCCATTAACAGAGGGGGTATTCTACCCCATTATTAGTGGTGTTGGAACTATATCCGATGTCGTAATATTTAAAGCTGGACTTGGATATTATCCAGTTTTTAGTACATCTACACAATCACAGGTTGTTGTAGAGAGGGGTGCTTTTGGTACTATAGCAACCGATCATAGTTCTGCTGGTATTGCATATTCTGTATTTTCTGGTGATTATAATATTGTAGATGATAATATATTTTTCAGCGATGCTCCTTACGGAAAAACTGGGCCAGTTGGTCTTTTAACTGGATCTTCCTTTGCTGGTAGATTATTTTCTAGAAAATTAGATCCATTTGATGTTGCAGATAAAAATACAATTTTAGATGATATATCATTAGAATTTACTGGTGTTGCTGGAACTCAATTTACTCTAACAGAGAACCTTGGATTAGTTACTTCGGTTTATAATAATGTTAATACTGGCGTAGATATTAATAATAATCCATTTATTTTAATCAATAATGTAGTACAAACGCCAGGATTGGATTTTGAAATTGTAGATAATACTTCAAACAAGATTAATTTCTTGAGTGGAGTACCAAGGGCGGGAAGAATTAATAAAGTAGGACTTCAAACTGGTTCTGGGTATTACTTGCCCACTAAAGCTACTGCTAGAGTAGGTGTAGGATCAACTGGAACTGTTGAGTTTGTAAAATTAGAAGGAAAGGGACAAGGATATAACTCTATTCCTGAGATAAGTATTAGATCGGCTCAAGGTACTGGTGCTGCTTTAACTGCGTATCTTGGAACTTCATCGGGAAGTGCAGTTGCTATTAGTACTGCAGATTATAACCATATTGCTGGTGTCTGTACATTTTTTACTGGTGCAACATCTCACGGATTTGAAGAGGGAGATAGAATTAGAATAACAGGGGCAGGGTTTACTTTTACTCCTGTTTCTCCTAATAGGAATATTGCTGTATTTGGATATGATTATGTAACTGGAATTGCAACTGTTCAAGTAAGTGGTGGGCATTATATCGGTACTGCTACTAATCAAAGTAGAAGTTTAGTTATTAAACAAGTACAGGTTTACAACGGAATATCAACTTATACATGGAGAGAAGACGCATATCCAATCGTTGACATCCCTGATGCCAACAACGTTTCCGTCGATGCTGGTATTAGTACACAACCTTTACAATATGTTAGTGGGGGATTGGTGCAAGCTGGTGTTGATACTGCCATTATGGATGGTAGGAATGTAACTGGTTTTGATGTATTATCTGGTACAACTACTAACACTTTTAGAGCCTTTATTGGTGTATCTACCTTTGCACACCAATATGTTACTGGGGGAGTAATAAACAGAGCAGAGGCAGGAATAGTTACTGGTTTTGCTATTGTGGATAGTGGAACTGGATATTATGCACCAAGAACTATTTCATACATTAATGGAACTCCTTCAAATGGTATTACTACCCTTACCGCTTATGGTAATCAAGCTGGGGGTAATGTTGCAATAACATCCGTATCATATGATGATATATCTGGGGTTGCAACAATTACTTCAGGTAGTGGACATGGATTAACAACTTCCAGTGTTATTAAGTTGACGGGCATTGCTTTTAGTACCAGTGATGGTGATATTACATTCCCATCTGATGCCCAGAGATATTATGGAATTAAGAGTGTTGTTAACACAAATAACTTCACCATTAATATTGGTGCTGCAATGACAACATCGGGAATACACACTGGAC